GCCATTTGGCCAACCACTTCCGCAAGGCCGACAGGGCCCAGCGCTCGAGCGTTCGCTTCCGAGATGCCCCACCGCTCGGCAAGAGCAAGCAGCCGCGGATCATCGTCCGTCGCGGCCTCGGGGGCCTCTTCTTCCTCCTCCGGTGGGATTGCCTCATCACCGGGTTCGGGAGGTGCTTCCTCCTCCGGTGGGATTGCCTCATCACCGGGTTCGGGGGGCACTTCCGTGTACATACCCTCCAACTCTTTGATCGCAGCGGCGTTTTCATCCGAGCGATCAGACGCATCAACAGGGATTTCGGCCTCTGCTGGCGCTACGACTTCCTGGGGGGCTTCCATCTTGGTGTCCTTCCGCTAGGGGTCAGAATATCCGCCATCCAAGTCCGTGTATCCAAATCGACGCATATAGCGCTGTCTGGATCGCTTGCTAGTGAAAACGGCCTTTCCCGTCTTCTTGTCGAAATGCACCGTCTTGTGCCCATGCTTGTGAGCATTCACCTCGAACTCAGCCACCTGCTTCGGATGGCAGCCCATAGCCCGACTGCAAAATTCGCCTTCTCCCCAAGCCGAGGGGCCCGCGTGCGGGTCGCCGCTACGCTGCTCCGCACCAAGGTCGCGCGTGAACCGCTTGCCGCCACGGATCACGAAGGGCTTGGCCTCACCCATAGGAAATTCGGCCTCGATGATTCCTGTCCTATTGCTGTAACAGTAGACTGCCATCATGTCCTCACAAGGGTGGCGTGTTCCAGCCAAATCGCATCCCACTGAAGGTTCGCCAGCGTGTTGGCGTTCGCATCGAACGCCACGCCCGCCACCACGTAGGGGACCGAAGACGGATCCCAGCCCGCACCCGTCACGTACGCGTCGCCGATCGCCACGTCGCACAAAGTGAACCGGCCGGCCGCGTGCGAGGCGTCCACGACGCGCCATTCGCAGTAGTTCGAAACGTCGGTGCCGAGGCGGACAAACGAGTAGGCCACATTCGTGAGGTCAGGAATCTGGATCAGCCAACTCACTCGGTCGTGCGGCTTCCAGAACACACCGCCCCTGTCGATATTCAGCGGACCATCCTGCGTCTTCGCGATGGCCGCGAGCTTGGTATCACCCGCCACCTTGTCGAACTCGACGCTCGCCGAACCAAGAATGCTGGCCGTGGCCGCCGCGATGTTCTCCGTCTCGTCGTTCACGACTGCCCAGCCAGTCACCCCGTTCATCCGATCTACCGGAAGCTGAGTCTGAAACATCATCCGTCTCCTTGCATAATCTTGTCACGACACTCGGATGTCGCGGTCTTGACTTCCAGCATACTGTTGCGCAACTCAACCGCCAGCAGCGTGAACGTCTCGGTGTTGCGAGCGATCACCGCAGTCTGATCCTTCATCATCTTAAACATGAACTTCACCATCCACACCTGCATCGCCAGCAACAACACGCTGAACCCCGCAAAACCATACTGCATGACCGGGGCCATCAAGTTAATGTCTGTGCTCATTCTTGCCTTTCTGGCACTTTGTCCGCAAGGAGCGCTTGCATCGTCGCATTTTCCTGCCCGGCGCCGGAGGCTCGACTCACACGCTCGTATTTTCGAGTTGTCTGGCTCGGCATTGGCGGACGCACCGGGCCGCCTTGGCCCTGCTGCGTTGGCTCCGTCTCGACCAAGACATCCGCGTACTCCGCCTCCAAATTGGTCAACTTCGCCATGCTCTTCAACCATGCCTGCAAGTTGAACATGACCCCTTGCTCCGCCAGTTGCGACGCCATGGGGATCAACACGGTCTGCGCTATCTGCATCATCGACTGCGCCTTCGCCTTCGGTGACTGATATTGTAAGGAATAGGGCTCGATGGCGATGTTGTACTGAATGAAATCGCCCTCTCGCATCTCAGGGTTGAACCGCACGGGCACATCAATGTCCTTCACCCGCTTAGTCAACGGCATGTCGATCAAAGGATCTGTCCAGAGATACTGCGCCAAGTCCTCTACCACCCGACGCGTGAAACGATAGACCCGCGAACTCATGTCCTCCATGCGCTTGGACGCGCTCTGTGCCAACAACTGATCCTGGCCAAGCGTTTCAGACTGCGGCCCCAAGCCGCCAAGCAAGTCCAGGTTGCCCGAATACCAGCGAAACTGGTTCACGACCTGAAGCAACATCGCCAACGTCACTTGGTCCGGGCCGCCAAATTTCTTCTCCCCAACCCTGTCCACGCTGTCCACTCGGATCATGTCACCGTCCGAGGACTTCGTGATCCTCTCGGCATCATCCTCTATCCCAGACTCGTAAACCCCAACTGTCTTCTGGCGATCCGCCTGGCGCTCGAGCTTCCGATACAACTTGTTCACCAGCCTGTGCATGTCGATCCACATCGACACAGGCGCCAGAGGGACCACCTGCCCGGGAATGCTCGTGAAGCCAAGGATATGGAACGGGCCGCGCTCAGGCCCATCCCAGTCCATTCTCTGCAACGGCCTGCGCTCGGGCTCGCCGTGGACAAACGTCCCCATGATCCCTTCCTGTGGCAACCACATCGACCACAGGTCCACCATGTCGTACACCTCGTCGTCGTCCCACTTGCGCTCGCCCCGAGAAATTGTCTCGACCTTGTCCTCCTGCGACTCGACGAAGTTCTTGCTGCTCGGCTGTAGCCCATCGGTGTTCTCATACAGCCCCGACTCCATCACATAGTCGTAGCGGAGACGATGCCTGTGACCCGCAAACGCGCACTCCTCATACCGCTCTGCCGTCATGTCGTGAACCCACGCATCAAGGTCGACCGTCTTCGCAAACGGCTGACCCACATCATACGTCGTGCCGTTTACCTCGGGGTCGTCCAGCGTCGCATACGGCGCAAGGCCCACCTCTACCACCGTCATGCTCACCATCGCGTCGTACACCGCCAACCGCAACGTCTCTTCGAAGTCGATCTCCTCCAACAGGTGATTCACCGCCAACTCCAACGTCCGGGCACCAGGCTTGAGTTCCATGTGCTTCGTCGTCACCTGCACCGCCGGCCGTTGCGCTACCAAGTTCCGCGTGTAGATGTTTACCGCCATCTCCAGCAGATCAAACGGCACCGTCTTCGGCGCGCCGTCAGGCCCATAATGCGCGCCTGTGATCTGCTTCAGCGTCCTCACGCGAGTCTCGCGGAGCTGCTTCAGCTTTGCATAGCTGCGGTCCATCGCCGTGCAGAATCGACTCAAGTGTCGAGTATTGTTGAAGTCCATTACCAGTCGTCCTCCGCCTCTGCCTCCGCCATCGCCGCTTCCTGCATGTGCCAGTACAGACAGTCCTTCGAGATCGACGGACGAGTGTCCGCCCGCGCCTGACTCGCAAACATCGCCTTGCAGGCCAGCGCATCGCCAATCACGATGTCCCCGTGGTTGTCACCCTGGCCGCTCGGATCGCTCGACCGCGTGCCCGAATACACCACCGTGTTGTTCGGGCCAAACTCGTACCGCTGAGCCTGCGCAATGCTCTCCTGCGACCTGTTCAACAAGTCGCCACGTGCCCACACCCGCCTGTAATACGCCAGCGTCGTCTGCTTCGTCTGGTTCGTCGGGAAAAAGCCCGGCACTTCGTTCCGCGTCTTCCCCGTCCGCTGATAGTAAATATCCCGATAACCCAACTCCAACACCCGCTCCGCAAACTGGCGACCAGGGCCGCCGCCCTCCCAGATCAAGTGCGCATCGTAGAACCAGCGGCACAGCGAGACCACCAGCTCCGCAAAGTTGTGGGGCGAGATCCGATTGTCCACATACTCGCCTGCCTTCTCGTGAGTCGCGCTGTTGTAAATGCACGCCGTGCTGTCACTTGCACCCGTCCCTGCCGAAATGTCACAGCCAACCACATACGTCCCCTCTGGGGGCCGCTCACCTACCACCAACGGCGCCCACAACGCAAGGTGACCACTGGCCTCCTCATGAAACCCGCCCACCTCATACACACCGTCCAAGATGTCTACCCGGCCACGCAGCAACGGGGGACGCACATACTGCTGCGCAGACAGCAAGTCCTCGGGCGCAAAAAACGCATCACCTGCGCCAAAATCGCTCATGTCCAGCTCTTGCGCAATCTCCCGCTTGCTGCCCGCTCGCTGGCACTGAATGTCATACCACGGAGACCGCGCATGGTAGTCCAAGTCATGCACGAACTCGAACCCCTCCTCGTACTCATACCCCTCATCCAAAATCACCAACTCGCCGCCCACATGCGTGTACAAGCCCGCGCCATGCTCAGGGTGCAACGGCCAGTGCAACTTCACCAGCGATACCGCCGACCGACCAGCCTCGTGCTCCAGCGCGTAAAACGCCGTCCCAGTACCACGAGGCGTCGAATTGAATACCCGGCAGTCGCTCGCCTGACTCGTCGCACTCAACATCGCAAAACCATTCTCGCTCAACGCAAACTCGTCCAGCAAGATCTTCCCCCGCTTGTCACCCGCCGCCGCATTCTCCGTCGTCGACTCGCCATCTATCACACCGCCCCCATCCTTGTTCTCCAAGTGCAGCTTCGCTATCTCATACGCCGGCTGCAAAAATGGGGGCAGCATGTCCAATATGAACTGGCCACGAGTGAACAACGCCTTCGGATCACCCTTCTTCCAGACATACTCCTCTTTCCTGCTGATCCAGAGCAAACTCATCATGCCGTGGAACACAAACGGCCAAATGTCCGCCGCTATGCACGTCCACGTCAAGACCATGTCCCGCGACTTCTTTATCAACACGTCCCGACGTCGACCGCCAAACAGACCCGCCGCATCCCAGATCTCAAGCAACACCTGGTCCTGATACGGATACGTGATGATCGGACGGATCGGAGTCTCTACGCCACGCCCGTCCCGCGTCCACCCAAACACGTTCAAGAAAAACAACCCGTCCTGCCGGCACATCTCCCAGATGTCGTCCGCTGCACTCACCGAACCCGCCGCAGACGACAGAACCTCCTGGCGAAACAACAAGTTCGCCAAGTAGTCCTTCGGAACAACCTCAAGATGTGGAGCTAGCTTGCGCACGTCGTGACATGGCAATAAGCTCTTTGAGTGTGTTCGCAATAATACGTCCGCCCGATCGGCGTCGTTCATCCCTGTCTAACTCCGCTGAAGTTGGCAACAGCCGCGGCAAAGCCGATTTCAAGATGTCCGCATACAACCCAGCATCCGCCTTCATGCGAACGATCAAACTCCATGCAAAGATACTCGGAGCACCACTCGGCTCCAACCCTTCCGCGTCCACATGGTGCAACGCCCAGCGGATCGATTCGCGGTCCGTGCATTCCCGTTCCGCAAACTCCGCCAACGTGCCACCACGATACGCCTCCTTGCCCTTCTTCGGCTTGAACTCCTGCAAAACCTCCGCAAACGCCTCAGAAAGTTGCTCATAGCCCTTCGCCTTCGCTACCTCTGACACTCGGGCATTGAAGTTAGACCACTCGCCCTCCCGCTCTAAGCGCTTACGAATCGCCTTCGCTATCACCGGGATCCCACGCCACTGCGTTTCCTTTCCCATGCATGATCATTATACCACATTCTTTGCACACTTGCAACTAATCGCGAAGATGCCTAGGCCAGCCTGCAATCCACCAAAAGCCGAGTGCGAGGTAAGTATAGGAACCCAGCCCCTTCGAGGGGGGAGGGGAGGTTCACTTCTGGGGCCAGACCACCCTT